CGCTTTTTCACCACCACCTCTACATCTTCCTTGTGGATTTTGTAAAGCGGTTTGACAGAATAAATCTTTATCTGGATCTTCAGAATCACAAGATATGTTAACTTCATCTGCATTGAACACAACATCTTTTATACAGTCAAGACACCAGTAGTCGTTGACACCATCATCATTGTCATCACAACAGTTCAATCCGTCCTCGACTTGACCACCGCAACAATTAGCAGAGGGACCGTGTTCACCCGCTGGTAAACCATGACCACAAGGATCTTGTGATGAATCCTCGGACCAACTTTGGAACGCTGCGTTTATATCACTAGCACGTTGAATACAATCATTCTCTGTAATTCCATTCGTGCATTCACTAAAATTACATGAATCAACTACATTTCCGAGACAACACCTACCAACAGGATCGCCAGGAATATTACATGGATTACCAGCACATGTCGCAGGATATGGTGTAAACACATCATTTACACCTGTGCAGTCACTCTGTGGAACAACATCACAAGATTCACATGCACCACCGTTGTTGCAGTTTCTACAGCATCTACCCACATCAGGTATACATGGGTTTTCATTACAAAGAGTATTTGGTTTAAAGTCACCACCAACAGAAATACACTCAGTCTGTGTTCTGTTTTGACAATCAAAGAATCCATTTCCAAGATCGACACAGCAAGCATAAGTAGGTGCATAACAACCAGCCTGTTCACAATCTTGAATACCAACCGCTCCACCCTGACCACCTTCGGATGCAGGACCGTACCATGTTCCTCCAGTAGAGATACCATTAGTCAGTGCTTCACATTCAGATTTTGTTCTTTGGGTACACTCTCCAAAATCAATTTCTCCATTACCGTTCGCATCAAAACAACACGCATATCTGTCTAAATCAAAGTTACAAATTCCTTCGAGTAGTTCTCCGTTTGTGTCATTCCAAGATCCACCAATATTATCACATTCACATTTAGGTATGAGTGAAGATGTTCGTGTTGAGTTTTGACAACATGTTCCTCTTTCGAGTGATCGATCAAAGTAATTAAAGTTTGAATCATAGTTCTCAAGAAGTGATGAGCAACTGTAGAAGAAAGGATTGATTCCGTAAGGTGTGCTTGTTCTCAATTGACATGTTGCACCAGTAATAAGATATTGGAAATTACCAATTGAACTTAACCAACCATCAAATCCGATAACACCAAAATTATCACCCTTCCATCTTTTTGGAGTTATAGGTGTGTCATCTGCAACAGGGGGAGAAAAAGGCCATCTACTATTTCGATGAAGACAAGAATACTGGTTTTGCGTTTCGTTGCATGAACCACAAGAGCAACACGGTCCCGTAGGTAATGCTGTTGAACAAACAACATTACCTTCTTGAATTCCATCAATCGCATCTCCACCGTCAGGCTCAGTCACGATTGGATCACTAGCAGTTCCTAGTATTGGAGAGCAGCCTGGTGTAAACTTACCAACGTACATAATTCGGAAACCACCGATATTATAATAATTACCCTCAACGAATGATTGATTTGCTTCGTTTTGTATGTCGAACAGTCTAAGTGTAAATAACGCACTCGCGTTCACATCTTTTTGCTCAGTCAATCCATCCTGTAATATATGACCTTTATATGATCTAACACTACCCACATCACCTGTCTCGATGTTTTGATAGAATATTTCATTAGTTGACATATTACCCTTCGACACAGAAGAGGACCAAATATTACCTTGTAAGAATGAAGTATTATTAGCGATCAATCCAAATCGTTTTCTTTGCAGTGCAAAGAAGTGAAGTTCTTCTTTCGATGGAACATAAAAATTATTTCCAGATCCGATGGGTTTCACTAGTCCTGAGGGATCTACAGCATGACCAGGCGGAGTGTTGTGTTGTAATACAACATCATATACTTCATTAACTTGTTGTAGTTTCTTCCACAAATTATTTTGTTCATTCGTTGGATCATAACGATCTGTGATTGATACGATTGATGGGTAAAGACCTCCAGACGCTAAATAACCGTTTGCAATTCGTCCTTCACTTTGCACGTTGTCCCAGTAACCTTCTAAAACACCACCAAAATATTCAGTTGCTGGTGTTTCTGGACTATTACTTCCTGATGAAATTAATCCAACGTAATTTAGCGGACCTGCTTTTGTTTGAACTGTAGAACCATATCCCCAGTCCCACTCTGCTTCTGCACCATCTGGATCAACATTATAATCAAACGACCAATACCAACCATGAGTATTATAGTAACCATCATTTTGTCGTGTCACTGCATGAATGACTTGTTCTGGTGCTTCCGTTGCAAAATCTAAACCACCCCAATAGTAAGGACCATCATCGAAAACTTGCTCTGCAACAGGATCACCTTCGACGTTAAACATAAACATATGCCAAGAGGTTCTATTTTCAATCTCAGGACAGTTGCTTTGGGTGCAATCAGGATCACAACCACCAATAAGTGTATGACATGTATCGCCTGGATAGAACTGACAATTAGAACAAAGAATACTTTCTTGATCTGGTGGTCCGAAAGTATCGTTTCTTAACGAACATTCAAGTTGAGTGATTCCGTGTACGCAACCACATCCATCGCAACAACATGCTCCAGTTGGTAAATCACCATCATGCTCGCAGCAGTCAATATCAAAGTCAGTGCAATTTTTACCAACACCTTGGAATACACCACCTTCTTCATAACATTGTGTAGGACCATAATCATCACGACACACTTGACCGAAACAACACGGACCCCTCAGTTGATCGCAGCAGTCTCCTGACCAATCAAAATCAGGATCGGGAACTCCGCACAATGTACCGTCTCCTTGATACTCACCGTTGAGAGCATCGCACTCTGCACTATCTGTGTAAACACAAACACCAGACAAACAACAAGCACCTTTACCTGTGCAGTCAATACAACCAGCGATATCATCGGGAGGATTGATGTTACAACCAACACCTTCAGCACAGTTGAATCCTAATTCCTGCGGTGTACCTTGTTGCCAGTTATCTTCACTTCCTGTGATTTCCACACAACTCTTTTTATCATAAGGCCACAAGTAGTCACATCCAAGACCCGCTTCATCTTGAATACGATATGGGAAGCAGCAAGTTCCCATGATCTCTGCTTCAATCTGTTGTGCTTGTGCTTGACAGTCGCAACTACAGGTTGGATTACTACAGATCGCCTCAGAGACTGAATCATAATTTTCACCAGTCACGGGATCAGTTGCAAATCCAGTGATCCACGCTTGAGGATATGGATCAACTTCTCTGTTCCAACGAATCAAGTTTGCACAAAGATCAGAGTCTTTGTTAGCGTTATCGATCAGTTGTTGAATCTCATCTTGATCACCGATTTCCCACTGAATGATACCAGAGTCTTTGTCACACCATGCACCGATCCAAATCTCTCCCTGCGGGTATGCATTACCACAACAAGTTGTATCATCTCCAAAGTATCTACCATCAATTAAGACATTATCACAAATGTAGTCACTTGTTTCACTACAGATGGTAACGAATGAATCATTAGGGTCTTTCGAGCAACACGATCCAGTCGGACAGTATGGTTCTGGACATGGATTTTGCAGACATGAGGAATCTAAACCATTAAAGTTTCCGCCTAAGTCAGCACACTGTTGTTCAGACAACTCGATACAACTGTTACACAAGTTCACGGGATCGTAGAAACAACATGCTCCCTTCGGTAAGATTGGTTCATCACACGGATAACCATTACAATCAAGTCCCTCTGTGTCGCAGTTTACGCCTGGTATAAAGTAACCACCAACGAGATCGCATTCTGTAGCGTTACTTCGAACACAAGTTCCCATCGTGCAGCAAGCGCCCTCAAAAGTTTCACACTCTGCATCTTTACATAGAGTTTCCTCAGAGAACGCTGTTCGAATCGCATCGGTATTTTTATCTTGACACTCCGCACGAGTTGTATATTCTTCGCATCTTATAAAACTACCATCACTAATTAAGAATTCACAACACGATCCTAATTGATTTTCATCCAGACCTAATCTTGAGTCTCCTGTGTAACCAAGACTTGGATTGAGTGGTCGCCACTTAAACAGTCCATTTTCTTTCACACGATTAAACGTAAAGATGTCAACACCATCAGAGAACTCAAACTCCTCCCACGGTGTTGGGGTTAAACTGTCTGGGTCGCTTGCATAACCTTCACCCCAACTAAATTTCTCAGATGTTCTTGCCTCAAAAATATCAATACTATTTGAAAGTGGATTCAGATCTAAGTTTGGATTACCAGCAACAAGTCCAGCGTTTTTACCACCCTGAACAATCACCGTTAAGTTATCGATAATGTCATGAGTTGCACCACTAGGTGTTTCTGCACTAGGCAATCTAATATAGCCTGTTGTTGCACCACAGTGAACTTTGTGAATATTTCCTTCATTGATGTCTATGTTTACATCAGTTAAGGTATCTTCAGCGTGTCCGACTGCATAAACAGTAAAACCTCTAACATTACCATGACGACGAATAATCTCTCTTTGTTCACCAATTCGTAAAGATAAACTTTCGTGATAGGCAGAAGCACCCTCGACAGGTGTATATGATAAAGAACTCGAATGGAAGAATGTTCCACTCGCACCATCAGCGTATGAACCACCCAGTGTTGACATGAATAATAACTCACCAGTGAGTCCCATGTCAATTCCATCAGGAGCGTTTGCTGCAATACCTTGTAAGAAAATCGTATCATTAACGATTTGAATCTCTACGTCACCACCTTCAGATATGGTTTTAAAGAAAGCAGTTGCACCAGTCACACCAGCAACGATAGATACACCATCACCTACGGTGATAATTTTTAGTCCACCTGTTGTTCCTGTTGTGCCTGTAGGACCACGAATGTCAGCAGCGACACCGTTATAAATGCCACGGTTGTATAAACCTGGCACAGTAAATGTGAAACCACCACCTGTCGTTCCTGTCTCACCAAAGAAAACTAAAGAGTGTTGTTGAGGACTACCACATATTCCAACAAATCTATAGGTTTTAAAATCATAAGTGCGAGATCCCTCTGGTGCAGTGGGACCACAGTATCCTAGACCAAAACCTCTTGGTCCTTGTGGTCCAGTCGCACCAGTTGGACCAGACGCACCTGTAGATCCCTTTGGACCTGTACCAGCAGATAAAGTAATACCACCAACAGAACTACCACCAGTACCACCAGTTGGTCCAAAGACTGGAACCGCACTACTGCTTAAACTTGAAGAGACATTTTGTGGATTACCTATGTAGTTCACTGTGTCCTCTCGTTAGTTGGTTTCTCTAAATGGATTGTTAATCGCTGACGCATAAATACCGTACCACTCTGTTTTTTCTGTTAGATCATCTTTTGTTCCAATAGTTAAGAACTGTATAATATCTATGCCGTCATGAGGAACAGGATTACCATTCCTTGGAAATTTCCAGTTACTTGGGAAAGTTGTTTGTGAAAATGTAATTCTCTCTCCAGCAGATTGATTACAATAATCTGGAACTGTTCTCTCGCCTCTATTACCTTTTAATAATACGACGGTGAATGCGTACGATGTTGAATCTCCAAAAAAGAACTTCCAATCATCGTCGTAGGGTTGCGACGTATCAACGATTCTCACGAAAGGTATATTATCTGTATCATCCGATCCAGTTAAATCAAAGAAGTCTTTTTCTGGGTCGATCTCAATCGTATGACCAAAACTCTTACTATCTCTCGCCGCGTTCAACGTGAATAAATCATTTGGATTTATTTTATAAATTAAAGTATGAGAAGAACAGTCATATTCAGACGGTCTAATTCTACCCATGACTTCTTTTGTTTTAAATCCTGTATAATCTAGAGCAAATGTTGGACCTGCATGATAATGAGTCAATGTCGCACCAGACAAACCAGTTGATCCGACAGAGTTTTGATTAAAGAAAACTAATTGTCCGAACTCACCACCTGCATTGACAGCGTTGAAAGTTTTAAATGCAACTCGAATCGTATCGCCTTCATCGATAACCTTAACGCCACCACCACCAGTGATACTCTTCAGAATCAACTCACCGTTAGTAGAGTCTTGGAAGAAAGCACCTCCCGTTGCGTATCCTACGTTCTCACCTTTCAACCAGTAATTGGTTGCACCCGTTGGACCACGATAGTAACCACCATCCGTAGTAACACCATTTGAATAAATTAAAGTTAAATGATATGGTTTACCACCAAAAGGCGCTGCACCAAAAGTGCTAGAGTATGTGATACCAATTAAACGCACACCCTGTGGACCTGTTGGACCACTTGCACCTTGATTACCTGTTGCACCAGTGATTCCCTTCGCACCAATGATAACCTCAGGTGTTCCAGTTACACCTGTGGGTCCACGAACACCGATGTTCAGAGGATGGGCGCTTGTGCTATAAAAATAACTCATAGCCTATCCTTATGTTACGATTTTCAATGTTCCGCTGTCTTGGAATACAGTATTGGTAACTGAACCACTACCTGTGGTTGGTAAGTTAGTCAAACGTAAGTTCTTAATCTCTAGCGTATCAATAATTGCAGCACTAGCAGATGGATCAACTCTAATAATATAATTCATAGACACATAAGGTTGAAGATTCGATAAGTGTGTAAATCCGCTTTGACCTGATAATAGTCCTTGGGATTCACCCTGTGAAACAATAACATTTCTACCATCACCACCAACACGACCTCTTAGATCACTGCTTGATTCGCCCAGAGGAACACGCTCTCGCATATCGGGGGTGAGTGCAGTAAACACACCAGTTTTACTACTTGTATCACTCAGAATTTGAATCGCTGGTCCACCGACAATAGTTGCGTTACCCTGTTCGAACTCACTCAATACACCAACTGGTCTTACGAATTGAGCAACACTATTTTCTCCCTGTGTGTTTGAGTCAAACTCTTCGACAGTTTCGAAGTTTTGATTGGTGTTATCAGTATTGGTTCTGATCGACTGCTCTACAAAGATATACTTACCACCATTCTCTACACCACCAGAGATACCAACAACGAGTCCATCAATCGATTTTGTATTGTTTTCAACATCTTGTTGGATTCTTTGACCCACAACGATACCTGCACTGTCTACCTTAAGACATTCGACCCATCCGTAACGCTTTCCTACAGTCTCATAGTAAAATGGATATGTTGTTACGTTAATACCAGGCACACCAAACTGATCGACATAACCATCTCCGTTACAGTAAGCCCATCCAGTGGGAACTTTGTCTGCTGAACCAGCAAAAGCGTGAACCACTCCAGCAGGAACAATTTCACCTAAAGAAACAGCAACACTACCACCTAGTAAACTACCAACGTAATTAGTAACAGAACCAAAAATGTCACCATCAGAATTTTCTGCGATGCGAGTGATCACAGGTTTTGCAACCCAGCCTGGTGTTGTGGGTCTACGGTTATCTAACCATCCAGCAGTGTATCCACCTAAGAAGTAAACGTCGTCCGCTGTAGCACCTTCATTTATAGATCCTGTTGTATTACTAAAGAAGTCATTCATCTTCACAACACCGCTTGTGCAAAGTTCAAACGAGTTAGCATCTAACTTTTGCGAGACGATACCAACAACCTCAGCATTATAGGCGTTGTTCGCTTGTGCTGCTCTATACTCTGCTGTCGTACCATCTATACCACTATTCCATCTGACTGCGGTTCCCGCTGAGAATCCGTGGTTATTCTGAACAACAGTTATAGCAATCTTAGAGCCTATACCTCCAACGCCTTGAACACAAATATTAGGATTTAGTGCGGAATTGTTACAAGTCATTTATTACCTTTCTACTGGACCATCGGGTAGGTCTTTATTCAACTCTGCCTCTGCGAAGTAGTGTACCGTAATCGAGTCAAGTTTCGACGCACCTCTAATCACTCGGATTTCTAAACCAGATTCTCTGTCCGTGAACACTGACAGATTTTCTGAGTTACCTTGAGTCGTTCTCATTTCACCAAGTGAACTGATTGTACCCGATGTAAATCTCATGTCCTTACCAGCGTCTCTATTGAAACCTTCGTTAACAATACCAGTGGGAGATATGATTCCAACCGTAGGGACTGCACGCATACTTACGGGGAACTTCACAACGTGTAAGAAATTACCTGTAACTACAAACGTCTCACCACGAATATCAGGTTGCAATTCTGTTCTCATCGTATTCTGACCAGTGTTATCACCTAAGTCATAACTGTGCTGATAGAATCTTTGAACCTTTCTAAACTCCGAGTCGAGATCTTTTGTTTCTATAAACGTTGATACGTTACCTTGTTCCAGTTTCACCTGAGCGAGACTGACTTCTCCACCATAATTAATATTCTTATGAGTTCCATCAGGCAAACTAGTCAACTGCGTAAAGAATGAGATTGCTGCGTAGTGTTCAGCGGTCGGTCCTCTAGACAGATTGGTAAACACTTCACCAGATGCTCCATCAGCGTCCGAAACTTCTGGTACGAAGAATGAGTAGGCGTATCGTGACCAATCAGTTCCGAGTCTAAAGTCTGTGATCGGAGTGAGTTTCTGACTCGCTGTAGGACCGACACCAGCAGATGGACCAAAGATGCCACCACCAGTTGTTGCGCCTGGGGTTGGTCCAGTAGAACCACCTGCATAGTTTTGTAACCATGCTAGGTGCATATCACCAGTCACACTACCTTTCGCATAGAACGATGCAGTCATGACTTGTCCTGCGAACGAAGTCACATCAGGAATTCGTTGCTCAACTTTATAATATTCATTGTTATTGGTTCCACCAGCATAAGTAATAGCACCCTTAATGACTGAGTAGAAGTTTGGATGACCCTCTACTTTTACTTGCTTCTTATCAAACTTTTCTCTCTTGAGTTTGTAATCTAAGACTCTGTGCGTTCCACTTGACTTACCTGTGTATGGATTGTTTCCGAAGAAACCTCCTGTTCCCGTTTGTGATACGCGAATCCATCGGTCAGCAAAGAATGTATGTGATGTTCCAGTATAACCATTTACCGCTGTAACACCGACACCTCTTTGCCAGAAGTCAAAACTACCATTGATAAGTTGATTTTCATTTACTCTAAGAACATTATCATAAGTGTATCCTGTAGAACCAGTCGCACTTCGTATGTTTAGGGTTTGACCAGGCGCTGCTTCGTCTGATCCACGCACCTCATAACTACCTGCACCAGTATCAGCCTGACTATTTACAGATGCGTTTTGTATATTGACAACAAACGTATTGGGTGCAATTGCATCTAAAATTTTAATTGCTTTCGGTGGTGGAACGAAACTAAGTGATCCGTCCTCACCAAGATAATAAGTTCCTGTGCTAGATACAATGTTCTCACGAAGAGATAAATAACCACCAGTCATAATATCTACAAGACCTGTGGTAGTGTTGACTTCTACGACCACACCCAAAGGCTGTGATAAGTTTCCTGACTTAGTATAATCTGCGAGTCTCAGACCACTTGGCCTAGAAGGATCGAATGCGACGACCTGACCAACCGAGAATGACTCACTCGACGTATCAAAACCTTTCGAGAAGATTGTAGCATCATTACCACTCGCTCCACCATAGTTTGCATCAGTTGAACCACCGTTACTGCTACTGCAACCAGTTTGACCAAGAACTTGTCCTGTCATTGGTAAGAACACACCCGTGGTAACACCAGTTGCGATCATCACTGGTTTCGATACAAGTCCAACAACACCAGGCTGTTCTTTCTGAATCTTACCTCTTTGTGATCCTCCATACACGGAGCAGTAGTAAACACAGCCTGGTGAAAGACTGTTACCACCGACTATAACTTTCTTCCAATTAGTGTCGGTGGTTGATACTTCACCTAAGAATGTTAAATCAAAACTATCTTTATTCGGAACATTCGAAACCATACCAACAACTTCAGATGCGTTGATACTGTCACCGTGTGTCTCAGAGTAACCCATCGCAGAGGCGAATGTAAACCCAACATCGGTTCCTTCATTTCTGTAGCGAAGAACATTACCAACTTTGAAGTTGTGGTTGGTTTTATTAATTCGTTTACTATTTGCACCACGAAGAATGCGGGTGAACCCAACTCCGAAGTCACTTGTTGCATAATTTGTATCAAACTCTACAAGCGGACCATCAGAGTTACTGATGACAAGAGCGCCTTCTTTACCACCAGTTGCTCTTGTTCCAAATGGAGTGTACCATGCATCACCAGTTCCACCATACACACCATTACGACCATCAAAGTCAAGATAGATGTTTGATGAGAGTGTAGGTCCAAAGAACACTCGTGATACACCACCCTCTGCACTAGTGCTATATGTTAAACCACAACCAGTGTAACCGTATGGTGCAAACGGATAGTCTTCACCAGTGGAACCAGCAAGCGTACGTCCTGAGTAAATTGAACTATGATTAAGTTTACCCTCTAACCATAGACCCTCTTTCGTTCTCCACATGTTATCTTTGTGTAACATGTAGGGTCGATCAAACACAAAGTGATCTGCGCCTGGACCACCGTTTGGACTATTGAACACTGAGTCTGGGTTTGGTCCTGTTACTCCACCACCTACAATAAATCCAGCGAAATCACAACCAACGTGATCATCTTGATTATTCAACACTAAGATATTTTGGTCAAAGTTATAACCTATTGTAAATCCTTGTGTGCTGTTACCGTCTTCTCCGAGGTCTGCTCCACCGATCAGTTTACCGTTCACTCGAAGAGACTTGCCAACACTAACATTATTACAGAACGTAGTATGTGTTCTTAAAACATTACCGCTAAACGCAAATGCAAGCGTACCACCAGTGGAACTGGCGTGCATCATGCCGTCACCAGCAGTCGCACCGTAAACTTTCAGCCTATTTAATTTACCGATGATGTCAGTATTTGTTCGAACTCTCCAAGTTTCAAAGGTATCGTTTAGTGATACGTCTGGAATCTTATAGTTTCGGAAAGCAGTTGATAGCGTGTAACCTTGAGCGCCACTATTTGTAAAATCAAATTCGTGTTTACCATACTCACTTGGGAAAATGCTCCCCGTACCACCAGGCAGCGCCCACGGTGCAGTGTATCCTGCGATACCGTAAGCGTAAGTGTAACCTGTGCAACCTCCGAAGTAACCTGACATCTATTTCTCCGTTATCCTAGTGATACTGGTGTGCCATTCATAAAGTAAGGCACATGATTAGCAAAATAAATTATGTTTACGATACCTGTGGGAATAGATCCCTCTGATGCTGTGTAAGCACCCATATTCAACACCTCCATTTTATAGCGAGATGCGCCTGGTGCTGACGAGTTGTAGTATCCTTGAGCGTTATCTAACAGTGTGGGATCAACCTCAACATTCGCAAAACCATCTTGTGCTTCAAACTCTCCACCATCTGGATTCACCTGTGTTTCTCTATACTGAAGATAAACAAAAGGCTGACCCTCTGAAGTTGAAACTGTAAATGTTTTTTGTGAGTCCACATAAACAGCATAACCCAACTCTTTGTCTTGGGGTCGAATCAAAACATAGCCTGGATTCAAGGTAACATCAAAAGTGCTGGGAGAACCCGCTGAGCCCGTAAGTCTACGAACACTTAATGGTGCATCTAAAATACCACTGTCTCCAACGACTTTTCTTGCTAGTGCATAGAACTGAGCCTGAAGTAATGTTTGCATTTGGGTCAGTTCTCTTGCTTGAATAGCAAAGCCTGGACGGAATCCCATCTGCAAAAAGTTTTTTGTTTTATTGTAATCATCAAGACCTGAATCTTGAAATTCAAAAAATACTGCCATGGTTGCTTCCTTACTCTTATATGTATATCAGATTTGTGTCACACCGTCACCACCGATGATCGCTCTAAACACAATTCCTTGAGATTGTGTTATAGCATCTGACGCTCCTAATTTATTTGTGTAGAGAGGTATCGTGTCCGTTCCAAATCTACCCTCTCCCTCATCAAGACTCGATGTAGCATTCGCTTGAATGATACTTGCATCTGCACCAATTTCCGTACTGATCGTGTCTGTTGTTCCAACAGCGAATCCCAAAGTTGGAACTTCTGAACTAGAGAATACTGAAAGATCTGATCTTGCTGCTTTGACACTTGTATTAAGTTTTTTCTGAGTTCCCGAATCAGTAGTATAATTAATTTTATAAAGTCTATCCAGATTATTAATTTTATGATCACCCCTAGTTAACTCAACTTTTTTTTCTGTTACATCGATGGCTGCTATTTTATTTCCTGTGCTTCTCGTCCCACCCGATAGGTTTGAAGCATTCAGGGTATCACCCACCGCTAAACCCGTAGTCGTCGATAACGTAACTTGATCTGACATTCTGAAGGCGGTGTTTTTACCCAAAACCGTTTCAATGTTTTCTCCACTTGAGTGCTTTAAGTTTTGAACAAGAGATACAGAATCAAAATTAGTTACATTTGACACCTTTTGTATTTCGGAGGAATCAATATGTGCGACGAACATACCTTTGTCAGAATTTAAGATACTTGGAAAATCTAAATTACCTAAAGTAATAATTGGTTTGATAAGAGGACCAAACTTACCTAAACCAGTGATAAATTTAGACCCCACTATTTGGTCAACGTCAAGATTATAAGTTCCATTTTTATCAGGATCACTGCTTAACTTGAGATTGTTTACTGATGTGGTATAACCCGAACCACCATCTAAAATTATAATGTCTCGTAATGAATAGCCTCTACGAGTGGTCACAGCATTGTCGCTGTCGAAATCAAAAGCAAAGTTAACATTTGCTTCATCTCCTGTAATTTGTTTAAAGTTAAATGATGGTTTTTCGTCCCATCTAAGTTCTTTGATCGCTGGATCTATATCAAACCGAATAATTCTACCTTTTAAATCATTCCAGTAAGATAAAGTAGAGTTGCTCAACTTGAGAGAACTTGTCGATGGTGCATTGTCAATATCATCTTTTGAAGGAACAGGTATGTGTGATGATGTCAAAAACTTAAAAAACTTACCAGTAATATTGTATAACCGAAGCCATCTATATCCATCATCTGATGATATGATTGTTCCAAAGTTACCATCAGGTCTAACCGTACTGATTGATCCTTTTTGATAAGCATCACCATTTTCAATACAAAGATAGACTGATAAAGTATTATCAGGGGATGTAACGAGAGCGTAGTGATTTGAGTTTTCTCTGCTTGGATCATAAGCGTTAAATACTTTACCACTTCTCCAGTCATTTCTTTCAGCGACTAAAGCAAAACTATCTTCACCGTCTATAGTTTTTCCTACTACAGCACCACCTAGTGTTTGTTTTGCCTCATCAGAGTTTACTGACTCATCTCCCTCAGCAGAAAACCTACCAACCACAAAAGTGATAGGATTAACCTTAGACTCATCTACGAAAGTCTTCGCAAAAGTTTTGTTTATTAACTGAACTATACCAGCGTTTGCTTTCGAAGCCATTTTATCCTCCTATTGACCCACAACCCGCAGTCGATTCTGTCGCATTGTTCGGTGAACCTACGTTAGTATTTATAGCAGACAGAAACAAGAAAGCGCCTAGAGATATGTTTTTCATTTCTGTTGCTGACTGCACCGTGACTGACCACGAATTCGGATGATGGAATATTCTGAACCCATTGATACCAATTTGTGCTGCCTCTTCACCCCCAGTAAATCCTGTTCCACCGATACCAGCCCAAGGGTGATCTGCACCGCATATGCCTAACGGGAATCCCATAGAGAATCCCTTATTCAATGCACCAAACCCACCTACTTGATGTGCGGTTGTACCAGCCTCGTCTTTATACCACAGTCCACCCGTATCTTGAAAGTGCTGACTCGTATATGAAATACCTGACGCTGCGACATACGGATTATATCCACATGGGTACAAGTCCGCTCCACTTGCATTATCTCTCAAGTTTGTAGACGTTGAAAAACGATATGGTGTGTAGTTACCGATGACGGGAATCTCAATCGGGACTGTTGTACCAGTTGTGCCTGGTTGATCAAAGATGTCTGTAAGAACGTAATTACCCGCGATAAACATACCAGCAGGGTGTAATACTTCTTTTACATAATCCTTATATGAGTCCCAATTAATATCTGTATCGATTAGATAAGAATAGTTTTGGTAATACTTGTTGTCATGGATTCTAGAAAATCCACTGATCAATCCCTGTTCATTTCCATAGTAGACACCGCATACTGAGCCTGGTGCAGCAGGTTTACCAGCAGCATTGAACTCAGAACATGCTTCATAAGTTGCTCCTGCTGGACCAGTGTATCCTGCGGACGCTCCCAGAAACGATCCCTCCGAGCATACATGTAATAATTTTTTAGGATAATCAATCTTTACATCGGTTGCATAAAAAGTCTTGAAGAAAAAGTCATATGCCTCTTCTGTGCTTTTTAATTGGTAAAAGTTTTTTACATATCTCAAAAAGTTACGAACATTAACCGAGGAGTTTGCAGGGTCGTCAAAGTTTACGACGTTTACGGACTCGCCCTGCTCATCTTGTTTAAATGTTTTATTGGGAAGTCCTGTAGCGTAGATGTTTTTAAATATCTTAAGCATCTCATTCGGACACTCATCGATGTCTTTCAGTAATGCTACTCCACCGATGCCCTGTTGTAGTTCTAACCATTTATAGAAGAGTGCTACAAACTGAGTAAACTTATCGTATAATTCTGTAACGTGACTAGGTAATCTATCGATAGCATAAAAATTAAAATCACTTGATGGTTTTGTCTCTTGTAATTCTTCAGAAAACGCAATCTGAGCATCTACAGCCTTCGCCCATGAGTCTAAGAACTCACTAGGTGATCGAGCGGTATCTCCGTCCCCAGATGCGCCTCCTTCAAGAAAAAATGTCATGACGAAAGAACTTCCAAGTCACCGACTTTAGTTGAGAACAAAACCGCTCCCTGTGCTAAAACAGTATTTGATCTAGGTCTTGCTCTAATCTTAAACTCATCAGTATTTTGAATATCGTTAAGTTGAATCAAACCAGTTTCATAATTTACTGATCCTACATTTTTTATAAAAGTTGCATCCTGAGCGGAGAACATTTTTATAATTCCTCTACCATCATCGAAGACGTAAACTAGAGGGAATGACCCGTTTATATTCGCTAGGAAGTTAGTCGATCTAACTACGCCTGGTAGATTTGTTCTCTGTAACTGGTTACGGAGAGGGATGGTATCAGATATAGAGCCTTCTTCAACTGTTCTCTCCATATAAACCTCTAGTGTGTCTCCAATGATCCCATCATCTAAACTTGTTAAACCTACAGAGAATATTGGATAGTTGAATGCAACATCAAATGCTCCTCTCTGGTAACCGTTTATGTAATCTACAATATTTGACGTAACAACATCTAGACTTGTACCAGAACGAGTTGCATCCCAGAAAACGTTACCCTCTATAACTAAGTCTACAGGAATTGGTTCAACGAAAGTAGGAAGTATTGTTACCACTCCCTTATCTTTCATAAGACTCAACACGTTACTTTTTTGTCCAGAGGTCAATGGACCACCATCTACACCAACAGCACTCACATAAACTCGTCCGTAATTAGGAGGTTGATTTTCCTCACCACCCCACACATTAGCACGAATTCCAGATTGACTGATTCCTGCTAAGTGATCGGATGCTGTCACATATCTACCCTGTGTTTGAAAGAACAGTGGGGCGTTCGTACGCACACTTTCAATATCTTCTACTTCTGATCCACCCACACCTGCTACAGTGGTTGTGATTACTGATACACCAGATGTATTGCTCACAAACTGAGCGATGTTATTACCATTTGGACCAGCGGTTTCAAAGTATTCGAATCGAACCAATGCTTGATTGTTAGGTTTTTTACCTACAAAGTTATCACCGAAGTAAACTGCGTACTTGCCTCGTGTGCTTGTTGTTAAGTAATAAATTTTAGATTCAGCGGTGACACCAGCGATACTGCCTGGTAAGTCCGTAATATTCGTATATTCACTCTCTTGTCCGTTACCATTATCAACATAAACTCTTAAAGTATTTGTATCAACATTCTGTGACGGAATTTCAAATTTTTGATGATTTATAGATGAATCGTACTGATAGAATCTATCATTTATCTGTTGACCTTGATATAACTCAATCTCTGTATCACCCGATACGCCGTATGATCTAACTGGGGTCCACTTTAGTCCACCACCAATGAAGAGATCGCCTGGTTTGAGATTTGTTGTTCCTCGCACAATAACTTGCGCCCTTGCACCTTTTGTCGATGCAGGAAGATATGACAAAGGTTTTGCATGGGAAAAAACGGATTCTGCTCTTTGTGCTGTATCGAGGAACCCTTCGTTCGCAATCATGTTTGCGTAATAACCATAGAGTGTAGAGTTATATGCTAACAAGTCCAGCAGTGCGGACATCGCAGATCCCTCGAAGTCATAATCATTGAATATTCCAGAACCTTGTAAATAATTTCCAAGGTCGGTTCTCAATTGACCAAACTCAAGATCTCCTAGTTTAATGAAAGGGCGATCCCCTTCGTATATCTCAACCATTACCCTACCCTCTCTGTGACTATTTTAATATCAACAGTTTCTACTGCTGATGAAGTTACTGATTTTAGACGATATAAAATTCTAACGTTTAGTGTATTTTCATCTCTAGTATCTAGAACTGAAACCTCATCAACAATAATTCGTGGTTCAAATAAATCGAGTTGTTCTTTTATCTCTTCCTCTAGTTGAAACATACCCACACCAGGCAAGTTAGATTCAAATGGATCAAAAAGAAAATTTCTTACACCTACACCGAAGTTAGTGTTAAATGGTTTTTCAAATTTGTTTGTAAGCACGATAGTCCTAACAGATTGTCTAATAGAGTCTGAGTCGAACACCCTAAGAACATCACCACTCAAACCCTGACTGACGTAAAACGGAGACGGTTTGAAAAAGAAGTTTAAGTCAGAATATAGTTTATCCTCAGTTGAACTTTTCGTTGCAACTTCACTACCCGTAAACCCTGAGTTTCTGACGTATACTGACATGGCTGATTCCTCTACTTATTTATATTCTTAAGATTGAACATATAAACCATCTCTTACACAAGTCATAATATTCGTGTGTCTTCCTCCCTTTTGGAAAGTATGCTTGATACCAACAATTAACCACTTACCATCTAAAATTGAGTATGCATCCGCACCAGGCTCTCGTCCAGTGATTCCCTCAATATTTACTGATGGTGCGTTTTTTAATTCAATAATCATACCAACCTCTAATCCAAAATCGCCTGGAACAGTAATCATTATCTCAGATGATCTTAATTGTGTTTCCTGTGCTTTTCGCAGCAGTGGAGTATTCAGGGGGGTGTTCCAAAAACGAACGTCTTTACTTGCAACATACTCCAGATACTCTGGATACTTTTCACCATAGTTTGGGAAGTTGCACTCAGTAACGTATTTAGGAAGAGTTTTTAATATTATATCAGGATCTACACAACCACAAACATCAGATGTAAACCCACCATCTGGCGGAATGACCAATCCAGTTTCTTCATCTACATCAGCCTCAGCACCGCAGACATATGATCCTGCAACATCTTGGTAGGGAGGTCTAGCATAATGATCCTTCACCGTAAAATCAGCAGGAGAGAATGTTACTCCCTGTTGTCCATGATCGATATCCATGAATTCTCTTTTATCGAATAGATCATCGTCTAACCAACCTTCCCACCACCATGTGTCTAGATCAGTTCCAACATACTCTTCTCCGAGTCTTTCACGAATTAATTCACATTCAAGTTTTAGATTTTCATTTATCTCAGTTCTTAAAAATTCACATATTGCTTTTGTATCGTCGCAACCATCCTCACTAATTTCTGTAATAGAACGAGTCTCACCCTCAAGATCTATAAATGTAGGAGGGGGACCAAAATCTGGTGGTGTAAAGTCCTCTTCATTATTCTCTGCTATTTTTTGTAAAGTATCAGTGATGTAATTTCTATACCTACACTCTCGATAGGCATCTTGAATTGATTTTATAAATTTTATTTGCTCTATAAGTTCATTTCTTAGTTCTTCGATTATGCGAAACTGATCTATATCTAAGTCTGTGTATGAATACCACGCATGTTTTGAATTACCTAAACCAAGATTAGCGGTGTATCGAAAACCATAACTGTCAAAATCATCTGTCAATACAGATGGTTCAGGTATCATAGGGTCGTCAAAATCCTCTTCTATAGAAACTGGAGGGTAATCTTCAACATGCTTAGTCTTACCCCAATCTTCTCGAATATCATAAGTTGCTCCTTGGGTTACAAACTTATCTTCGAGATCGTATCGATTGGTGCTATATTTTACATGCGGGACTCTATAAGATACGGGTTCGAGATCGTAATGACACTCCGCACGAACGGTTTCAAACGGTCGCTGTCTTTCGAGTGTAACATCATCGAGTCTGGTTTTTGATTCTTCTAATTCTTCGTATCCCATAGTTGCTCCTATTTATTTATGGTTCTCTTGGTCGTCCGCCATTATAGGGATTGCAAATTGATTCTTGACAATCTTCTGGTGGAGCATTCTCGTTTGCTTCGGGATAGTCTCTCCCTCGAACACAATGCGTTCCCCGATAGTGTCTCTCTGACAGGTCGATCTGACTTGTCATGTAATCAAATAATCCAAGACCTTCGGGTGATTGGATATCAGTGAATGCTGCAAGTCGTTCTTGATTTTGACCTCTACACGATGGATATTCATTATCCCAACCATCGGATTGCTGTATGGGCCACCCATCTTCTTCTGATGGTCCTGTGATACCATAGCGATTTAAGAATACTCTGTTACAACTGTTGGCTAACCACTCTCCCTCATCAAGAGGATAATATTCATTACTTGCCAGAGGTAGATCCTTTGATGGTAATGATGACACATAAAATTTTGTAAAGGCAACTTGCTCGTCTAAGTCATAATATAAAGGTTGACCAGTTTCCTCGTCAATAATAGGTTCTCCTTCTTCGTCTGTTATTGAATCGTATTCGTCTCGTATTTTTTCATACAAATTTCTCAAGACATATTCCCACGGAGGATATACACCTATATCATCACTGTAGTTACCGTGTGTGGGATCAAAGGAGAAATATATTTGTGCTGGATATGGATTGATCTTACCCGATGGTAATCTTTGTGGACCAAATCTTTCAACTATTTTATCAAACAAGTATTGAGTGATACCATCGTTTCTCTCTTCGAAATGATTCCAGTAAAAAGCAGGAGCATCTGGACTTTCTAGTTCTTCTTTGCTTAATTTTTTCCATCCTACAAAAGGCTCACTGTAACAATTTCTATCCTCTGTGCATAAAGGCTCTAGTTCTACAATCTGACACTCATCTTCGTCAGGACTTACTCCGTTTACGCACTCGATGTCATTCGCTGTGTAAACATGTTCAAACGGTAAATCAAAACATTGAGGAGGTTTTGGTGGACACGCTCTTGGTAAATCATCTAATCCACTTCCTAATCGACCATCCAAATCATTACAGTGTGAAAATCCTACTGGACCATCTGGTGCAGGGGTAACGTCGTTAGGTTCTCCATCGTCACCGATAAATTCATACTCAACACACTTTGCGATACATCTGTGACAATCACATTGACAAGTATCGGGTTCATATTCGTCATCTACACATGGCTTATCCACATCCACTTCGAAACCACAAGTATGATATTCACTACACCTCCATCCTGAGATTGGTCCAAAACCGAAACTGTTGTAAAAGGGACTCTGTATAAGATCTATATCTTCTGGTACTACATCACCTCCTACAGAATAAGGTTGACACGGGCCCTCACCTGCTTCACCATCACAAACTCTATATCGTTCAAACTCATCTCCAACACTCACCTTTCCCTCGTCAAGATACTCCTCTAAATTATAGAATCCCTCAGTTGGAAACTTCACAACGTAACTTGGTCTGCATAAACTTCTTGCTAAAAATTTTGCTGGATCTTCCCGTGGATCAACAATCGGAGGTGGATCAAAAGGATTGAAGACACTTGGATATAAGTCTTCATAGTCGTAAGCACAACAAAATTCTTTTTTCTTTTCTAAGAATGATTTAATATATTCTAAGACATACTCATTGACTTGTGTTTGATCTTCGAATACATCCTCTTCGTCTACATCGGAACCTCCTATGTCAATAGGAAAATCAATTCCTAATGACTCAAACAATTGTTGCCGATAACTAAAGATTAATTCATTAGTAACAGGATCTAGTATTACAGAAGCGAATATCCCCCCGAAGGAATATGATATAAAATCATCACAAAGGGGATAGTCTGTTGATGGACAATAAGGTGTCGGATAGAATGCTCTGCTTTTTCTGCAAGCACAACTATCACTACTCCACATTCCTCCTTCGGGGGAATCTACCTCATAACTATCGAGACTTATAATCCCACTGCTTAAATCACATAAATCTCCATATGTGTCACTATTTTCGCCTGGAGTTAAATTATCACAATCAATACAGTCACACATTCTTACGTTATCATTACACTCTCCATTTTTGCAGCATGAACCATAAGGATTGTATGGCTCAGGATCTCCACATACTGACTCCCCGTTTTGATGTCGCTCACCACACGGAAGATTTTTATAAACACCTCCAAATCTCCCACAACATGATTCTGGTATTGAATGGGCGCAACGTCCATTTATACAACATGTCCCACCTAACGATGGATCACCACCCTCTTCTGGGTCGGGTGGATTACAAATACTACTTATGTCGAAACAGTCATAATTTACGCAATCTGAATTGAAATAATCAAAAATACTTGAAGGCCCCTCAGGTCCAGTATAACAACAATCCCAGTTGTCAGGTTTTAAACAAGGGAGACTCCCTGGCGTTCCACAACCATCCCCGTAATCTCCTGGCCATGGGATTGTGTTGCAGTAAGTACCTACCCCTCCATATATCGTTCCACCTTGGTAGTTTTCGGCGGCTAATTGCAATCCTAACGATTCACATCCACTCTGTGACATAACTGAACAATATGTGACATTTTCCGATTCATACTCTGGTTTATAAAACGCACAACACCCGCCTGGACAAACCGTACAATGATCTCCACCAACTGTCAGACATGGCGCTAGTACGTTGCTTACGTCACAACCTTCTTGTATGGCTGCTGCATATTTCTCCGCATAAGATCTGCTGCATGCCGATCCTGAAGCACTAAAATCACAAACATCTTCTTCTTCTTCATCACATCTACAATCTACGTCCTCACATACAGTGTTATCTCCCTGCCATCTACCACCTATATCATCACAACTTAATGTTGCTGGGTTTGAGTCAGATTTTGTACGCTCACTACATCCACCCACTGTGCAGCATGCACCATAGATAGGATCTTCGCATCTTTCTTGACAAGGATCATCTTCGCACGATAGATCAACATCACAGAAAACATTACAAATCGACTCTGTTTGAGGCTCGTATTCTGGTGGATCTGAGCCTGGGATTATCTGCTCAATAAGTTCACCGTCTGGAGTTCTTCTATTTGTTCTTCTTTGATCTCCACAATTAGTGTCTTCTCCCTGAAACTCACCACCTAATTCATTACACTCTAATTCTGACGTATCATCTACGCAAAAGTCAGGAACATTCACTGGACTGTTACAGAAACAACAAGCACCCTCTTCATCGTTTGAAGATTCATCAATACATTCTGAATTACAAACCTCTAAATTCTGTGTGCAAACGTAATCCGTAACTGGTTGAACAAAAACCTCAAGTCCTACACGCACCAAACCCGTTTCTTCATCAACAAAATCATTATCGATAAAATATTTTTCAGCGTTAACTTTAGGATGTATTTCATCCTCGTCCTGAAGACAAAACGGTGAACAGGGTGTAGCGTAATTTTCTATAATAGGAACATCTGCGACAAGACTGGGAGGAATACCAGTCGGACCATAATGTATAAATGCTGCGACACCAATATCGTCACAACAGCACATGCGATGCATACTCATATATTATTCCTCTTCAGCGCCTTCTCGCGTTGTCTCATCCTTACAATCCTCGGTAGACTCACCATCACCACCTTCAACATCCTCTTCATCACACTCTCCATCCACTGCGTTCTCAGCAGTAAAGAAGTAATGAGGTTGATTATCTTCTGCGAAGTATACTTTCATATCAACGATAGGGAAAGACCCCAACACAGGAAAATCATCTAAATCTGTGGTTACACTTTCGAAAGTATCAAAACACTTCGCCCATTGTTCGATGACATTGTTTTTCATCGCAGGTTCATCACCACTTGGAGTGATTGGTTCACTTACTTCCAGTCCATCCTCATCTTGTTGCTCACGATTCACAACACGACAGAAAGAGCCTCGGATTGGTTGTATCTTCATACAACTATCTTCCCAAATTTCAGTGTCCAGTCGATAGCCTGGTGCTTCCCATCCTCTACGTTCCTCGTAATCATAGTAAGCATCATTACCTTGTTCCATAGTATTAAAGGCTGGTCGAGCAAAAATATTAACGTCACTGTACGGACCATTTAAAACAAAAGGATAAACACGAGTATCGTCCTCGTCATCAGGATCTTTTTCGTGAACGACCCATGATCGCAACCCACCACGTTCAATCGGTTTTACCAACCAGTTAGGTCTGTTTTTCTCATAATCAAAAGCAAGATAGACTTCGACCCATGCGTATCTCCACTCAGCAAATCCTTTTTCTATTTGTTGAAATCCGAAGATTGCAGCAGGAAAGTGATCTTTTTGTCTACAATTGATTCTAAAATAAACTGTTCCAATAGAATCACGATACCACCTTTTATACTTCTCAGCATCGGGTCGGGGTCTGTAAAACTTCATGGTATTTACTAAAGCACCAGAATTTTTTAATCTTAATGTATCTGTGTGTCGGATGACACTAAGATTTATAATTCTTCTTTTTTGATTTTCAGCAGTTGAGGTAACTCCACCTTTAAAAGTTGCAACAGGTTCTCCATCACCAATAAGTGACTCGATTGACTTAAAGTTATATGCACCATACTTATCTTGATAAAAGTAAAAGTTTACTGCGTTTGGATTCTCGCTGTGAATAGAATTTTCTGCAAGTTGAAACAACAACTCAAACGGTTTCTGTTCATCGTCTTTTCTAATGACAGGATATGCACCCTGAGCAGGTTTATAATAAACGCTATTACCTGTCTCTTCAATATTAGGTGTCTCGAAACCTAGTTGTGCCGCCTCGGTGACCTTCTCAACAAGTTCGCTAATTTTACCCTTAAAGTATGGATCTCCTTCTTCACCTGTAATTTCAAGATGTTGTGTAGTCTCATTATTCTCTAAGTAAGCGACATCAGCGAAAGACAAAGCATACGCTCTACCTTGAACTACACCGCCCTCATCACCGCTTAAATCAATCGGAAGTATGGAGTATATGCGAAAGTTACAGCAAAGATTTTTAACCCCATCGCCTACTGACTCAGGTGTTTCAAAAGTAAGTGAAATATACACTGGACCTTTATCAAGTTGCAGTTCTTCCGCCCATCCAGTGACATCAATAACTGATGCTGCACCACTTAAACAAGGATCGAACATATTTTCAAACAGTGATAAAGCATCTAAGGCTCCGTGTTTCAATAGGTCGTATTGACCTACATCGGTGAGTATGGACGCATCTGTTATATTTACATCAAATTGAGATACAATTTCTTCTGCCATATTAAAGAACTATTCTATTATCTACGGGGTTGATTGGAACTGCAAAACGACGATCCCTCACATCTTGGAATCTAGTGCTAAACTCTTTGATTGAATACTTATCTGAATTCAAGGCATCTCTAAACAATTTAAAAGCCTCAGACTTGAACTGAGGATCTAATAATCTTAACTTACCTCTGCTAATTGGAGATTCGAATCCTGTTTGAATATACACATCATCATTTACATCATCATTAGTAGTTGGATTATTTGTAGACGGAGGTGTGTAATAAACTGCTGCGTAGTCTTGGTCATAGGTGCTACCTACATCCGAACCTAAAAATCCATTTATGATTGTATTTGTATAATTGATTGGGTTCACGATGGGATCTCCGTTTGATCTTTTCACTGCACCTTCATTCGCTGACGCTCCAGCGATTTTAGTAGTTTTAATATTATACAAAGGAGATATCGGAAAACCAGTCTTTTTTGATTGGAATCCAACGAGTTTTTGATCTTCGGGTTGTTCGACTCTCTTTATCTTACCGATGACTTGGTTTGATCCTTGATTATCAAATGTCAAAACATGTTGATTTCCACGCAGTAAACTCTTAGCATTTGCATTGTTTGGAATTACTGTTGCTTTACGAAGTGTCTGATCCCACCGAGTAATTTTGTATACTGAATATTCACCATTATTTAATACGGGTTTGGGTAATTTTCTTACTTCACCAGATCGCACATAATCTTCAAAGGGTACACCTGCTGATGATGCAAGAATTAAAAAATCACCCTCTTTAAAATCCTGTGTTTCAGTTCCGCCAGTTTTTTCGAGATACACAGTCAGTTGTGATCCATAAAGATCTTCTATACCTCTGTCAAATCCAGTTCTTGGAAATTCACTAAAAGGATTGATTGTATTGGTAAACAAACAAACTAACCACCAATAGTCTTCAGTACCATAAACTTTTTTTGCGATAATATCTGGTGTGTCTCCGAACTCTATAAAATAATCGAAAGTTGGTCTATTCGTTTCCGCATAAGGTTGGAACAAAAAAGATACTCTACGAAATACGTCCAACATTTCGACACCATAGATATCCTCAAAAGGAAAGTCGTAATTAAGTTTTGGGAATTGTTCAAAAAACATATGTTTCCTTAATTTAAAGCCTCATGTCTTTGGTGTAAGAGATTTGTTTCGGTAAATGTCAAGTCTAAGTTTACAAAAGCAGGTTTTCCGTTTTTATACATGACAGGTTTTCCTGCACCACTAAAATTAACATTGAATCCAGTTAAAACACATTTTGCGGGAACACCCACACCCACAACCCTACCTTCTTTACCCTTTTGAAGAAAAGTTATTTTAAACTGATTCGGAACCGTAAATCGTGTGGACAATTCAGCACCCTCAAATATTTCCGAAGGATATGAATTCTTTCGAAAGGTGTTTACAATATTGTCTAATGCAACTGCATCAGAATTACTTGTTGCTGCTAACTCATATGAAAAACTATGAGTTCTAAAATTAGGAGCCTGGTACAGTTGCTCCTCCTGTGGATTTTGTACGGTTTGTGATATGATACCCATAGCGTTTTCAACCGCACTAGGTAATACATTTTCAGCGATTTGTGCAAGTCCACCAAAAATATCCGCAATTGATGTCGTGTCGCTCACATTTGAAATTGCGGCGATAATGCGACCATTTACAACTTTATACCTATGAGAGTTTCCCTCTTGAATTTGATTTGGTGCGTGAAGAAATATTTCATCAATTAGATCACCAAATCTATCTTTTGATTGAGTTTCATTTAATAGGTTACTAACAGGTCTAAAAATTTGAAACCTGACATACAATTCATTAGTGCTAAACTCTTCAATTGGAAAGTGGTATCTAGACATATTCGTTCTCCATACTATATATTACGTCATGGCTTACAAATCTAGATACAGACCTCAGAACGTTAACAAATACATGGGTGATCCACATAAAATTATCTGTAGATCCATGTGGGAGAGAAAGGTTTGTAAATACCTCGACTCAAATAAGAACATACTTCGCTGGTCGAGTGAAGAAATATCAATACCTTACTATTCAACTGTAGATCGAAAAATGAGAAGATACTACCCCGACTTTCTCATAGAAAAGAAGGGTAAGGAGAACGAAATCGATACGATTCTTATAGAAGTTAAACCGCTCAAGCAAACCATAAGACCAAAGCGAGGAAAGAAAACAAAAAAGTCATATCTAAACGAATGCATGACTTATGAAACTAACCTAGCAAAGTGGAAATATGCGAGAGAGTATTGTAAACAACGAGGCTGGAAATTCTTAATTCTTACAGAAAAGGATATCTTTAGTAATAAATAAAGTAGGGAGATGATATGACCACCGATCTGAGAACCATCACGGATAGAATCAATCAGTTTCAACTTGCAAGTCCTAGCAAGTTTAAGGTGCAGTTTTTTGGTGGACCCTCTGGGGTTAACCTTGGTTTTGACGGAGGAGATGCGAGCATCATCGTCGAAGACGTAACGATGCCTGGTAGAACTTTATCAACGGTCGAGAGAAGATCCTTCGGACCTGTTCAGGAATTACCTTACGAAAGAACATTTGGTGGAGATATTGAGGTCGTGTTCAAATTGATGGGATCAAGTAATGATTCTTTTAATATAAGAGTCGCTATGGAAAAATGGATGGATGAGATTATCGGTGGAGGTCTTAGAGATACAAATACGGGTATGATCATGCAAGACAGAAAACAATATGTCTGCGATATGAGGATTCAAGTATTTTCACAGGACTTTAAAACTCCGTCATTATCCCTGAGATGTTTTGAAGTTTTTCCAAAAACAATAAACTCCATATCATTGAGTGATAATACAACAGACTCATATGTACGACAGTCGGTCAACTTCTCTTATAGAGATTATGAAATAGAATGAAAGGCAAATCATTATGAAATTATCAGGTTTATTAAAATCAGAAACACCCACCTATAGTTTAACGTTACCCATAACTCAACAAAAAGTAACCTACAGACCGTTTAGGGTGAAAGAGGAAAAGATATTACTTCTTGCCTTAGAGGAGGGGTCAGAGGAATCTTTACTTCGTGCAGGTATAAACTTGTTAGAATCCGTATGTGATAATATAGAGTCAGTCGGAGATTTACCCATTTGTGACTTCGAATATTTGTTTTTGAATATTCGTGCAAAATCGGTCGGAGAAGTTTGTGAACCAGCGATCAACTGTCCGCACACGGGTAAAAAATCGAAAGCAAAAGTTAATCTTCTTGAAATTAAGCCTCCAGACACTTCTAAAATTAAAGACCGTAAACTTAAGTTATCTGATAATGTTGGAATTACCATGAAATATCCGTGTATAAACTCGCTCCTAAATTCTGATAAGGTTGATACGCAAACTGATAAGTTAATTCAAACAATAGCACAGACCATTGAAGAAGTATGGACACCAGATGCATCATACAAAAGTGATGAGCATTCTCTTGAGGACATTGTTGAATTTGTAGAAGAGATGTCCACCGAAGACTTAACACAAATTATGGAATTTTGTGAATCAGTACCGTCCCTAACTCACACCGTAAAATACTTCATCATAGATGAGGAAAAACATACAAAGGAGGAATACGAGATTACGCTACGCGGACTGAAAGATTTTTTCAGTTAACCCTTTCTCACGCATCTCTGAGAACTCATTACGTTCTCAACTTTCAACTGATGCAGCATCATAACTGGTCACTTGAAGAAATAGAATCTATGATGCCATGGGAAAGGGAAGTTTATATTCTTCAATTGCAAAAATGGTTAGAAGATGAAAAGAAAAGAATTGAAGCAAGAAACTCTCGTATGAAACGATAATGGCAAAAAAGGTAAAAAAGTCTACATTTAAAATACACGCCTTTGTAGAACTAGGTGAGGGACGTATCAGTGCTGAAAACGCTGGTTTGTTTGATGACTTACTTGTTGTTGATAGCGTAAGACGTTTTGATGAGGAAAAAAGTAAGGTTATTTTTAAAACAACCAAACCAATGTCAAGAAAACAAGTTGACGAAATCGCTCAACGTTTTCTTGATGCGGGTGATGTCATAGAGATTGAAAAAATCGTTGACACAAAAGATTCTGTATTAAAAAGAACAAGAGATATTATTAGAAAAGGTGTGAAAGAAAGTATTGTTGGTCAGTTTAGAGCAATACCAGGCGTATCTTCTTTTCTTGAGGCAAAAAAACAAAGAGCAGAAGAAGAAAAATTCAAGCCCCGTACACCCGATGATGAGGGTGAAGCAGACGCTGATGGTGTTGGAGGTGGAGCCGTAGGGAATATAGGTGAAATTTCTAATATTCTACAAGATGGATTTTCAACTACACTTGATGCGATGATAGATGAGATACTTCCTCCAATTGTTCACATTGATGAACTATTAACTGACTACTTTGCGGGATTACCCACATCAGCAGAGGAAGCAGAAGAGAGAAGAGAGGCTAAAAGATTATCGAAAAAAGAAAGTGACGATAGAGAGGATGAATTAACGGCAGCGATGGGACTTGCAGGCGCAGGCGATGGTGATAGTAACACACTCGTTGAGGCATTAGGAGACGCAGCAGGAAGTATACTGGAGGGAACTCTTGTTGATGACGCGATTGCTGCTAGAATCGCTACCCGTGGACTTGGTAGGGGTGCTGCTGGTGCTGCTGCTAGGGGTGCTGCTGCTAGAGGTGCTGGTGCTGTCGCTGCTGGTGCTGCTGGAAGTGCTGCTGGAAGTGCGGCTGGTACTGCGGCATCTGCGGCTGGTGGTGCTGCTGCTGGATCAAGAGCCAGAGCAGCAGGCGCGGCAGTCAGAGCAGGTTTAACGTCATTCATGACTTTGATGGGAACCTCTGTTGGTGCTGCATCAATCGCTACTGTTGCTGGAACCGTTCTCGCTGGAGCAGGAATAGGCTATATTTTAGGCACAGCAATATTTGATAATGTAATCAGTCCTGCGATGGATAAAAAATTTGAAAGGGATCTTGCTCGGATGAACAGATCATCAGCAAGAAGCATGGGTGTTGCACAAACAGAGACAGGCGAAGATGCATTTATAATAACTGATGAAACTGGTAAAGAAAGAATAGTGGGTCGTAGCGAAGTCACTGATGAAATGATTGAGTCTGGTGAGGCGCGAGCCGCAACGTTCTTTACTGATCCTAATACGGGTCAAAGAATAGGCGGTGCATTCGGTGAAACTGTTCAAACTGGTGATGTAGGACCATCCGTAGCAGAACAGGTTCAAGCAGAAGATCCAGCAGCAAGAGCATTATCAGCGAGATACATTACTCCTCTTCGTATTTTAGAGGGAAGAATGGCAGCGATTGCAGATCAAATTGTAAATGAGTCGGACGAGGGAAAGAAAACACAACTCAAAGAAACTTTTAGGGATCTTGCAAAAGAGTATTATACTAAGGTCGAACAATTAGAAGATGATTCTCTAATTAAGAGAGACTTAGGACCAGATAGATTCAATCAAGAACTTGAAAATTTAAAATCAACCATGTTTTATAAAATGGGTGATAAGATGACAGGTGGGTTTCTTGGTCTTGGAGCATCATTATCTCCTCGTATGGGTTTCGGTAGTTTTCATGAGGCGCTTCAAGAAATCGCTTCGGGTAATGTCGTTGGTGTTGATGATACAACCACTAGTTTAGGCGCAAATACTGGGGGGTCATTAACAACCACTGTTATAAATGCGAATAATGATGTTGAAAATGCTAGAGGATCTGAAACGACACAAAATAATAGTGTAGGTATGGTAAATAATACTCAGTCTAGTATAAACTCAGTTCAAAATACGACTGTTTCTGGAGCGTCCACTCAGACACAAAACGGATCATTTAGAGCATCTGCATCTGAGTCGATGCGAGGACAACTGCTTGCGTAATAAAAAAGAGGGCCCCGAAGGGCCCTCTGAGAGAGAAGAATAGCGTAGTATCAACTATTCTCGTTCATCAAATCCTCAAAATAATCCATAGTGGATTGCTTATCACTTGAACCGCTCTCTGTTGAATCACTCACACTCTCGGAAGGTGTGGGTTGAACATCCTCAATCGTTTTCTCCTTTACAGGAGCAGAGGCGCGGATATCAGTACCAACGACTGCATCAAGTTTTTCTTTCAATTCATCATATGACTTGAAAGTTTCAGGATTAACAAACTCTCCGAGTTTGTGTTGTTGATTCCAGACACGCTCCAAAGCGGAGTCATCACCCTCAAACAATTCTGTCGATGGAGCAAACTCAGACTTGTCGTAGTTTACATAACCACCAACTTTACGAATCTTCAATTTGAAGTCCGCACCACCCCAGAAGTCGAATGGGTTGAGCGGTTCTTCATCTTGAAACTCAGGTTGCATCGCTTCTTGGATCTTATTGAAGATCTTTGGACCAAAACGATAGAGGAAAACTTTACCCTCGTTATCAGGGTTTGCAGGATCAGAGACAACCATGATGTTAGACACATACCGTGTTTGACGCTTACGGGCGCGAGCGATATCTTTGTCAGACTCAACACCGCTGTTCCAAAGACGACTGTTCATTTCAGAAACAGGATCTTTTTCATTCAGTGTCGTGCGAGACTTTTCGATGTACCAACCGCCTGGACCTTGGAAAGTATGCTCGTAATACTTAGCCCACGGAAGTTCCTCTCCCTCACAAGCAGGAAGAAAACGAATCACTGCGTATCCGTTACCAGATTGATCTCGTTGAGGCATCCAGAAGCGATCATCCTTGTAGGACTCCTTCTTATTCATTTGTTCTAACTTCGCAGTTAGATCCCCGATGCTACTCTTTGAACGCTTTTTAAAATCAGAAAATGAACCCATATTTTTATCCTTTCCGCGAGGAACTCCCCCGCACTAAACTTCGCGGGAACTCCCCGCTTCGATGTATTTATACCATAAACGAAAAACGATGTCAACTTAAAAAGGTAGTTTTGGTTTCTTTGAACGGATTAAGTTTAAGTCTCTGCCTTCTATTTCAAGTTTTTCTTTAATAGGCTTTGTAAGAAACTTACCTATTACCTCGATGTCAATCTCGTTCTCTTCCGCCACTTTAACAACAGCGTCTATATAAGATGTCTTGAAGTTTCTTGCATGACTCTCGACTTTTTCCGATACGTCTTTTAATTCTGGTATACCCATATCAACTCCTTTTGTTGAATTATAAGGTGTGTCAGATTCAGGTCAACTATTTTTCCTATATATTTATGTTACTTACAGGAGATATCAAATGGGATTCGAACCATACCTAGCGTCAGGTCAAACAGGTGATAATGTTATTATTGGTGGTGCTACTTATACAATCGCAACTGACTTTGGTGCAGGTGGTGGAACAGGTTTTACAGGCGCACACGTTCAAATCGTGAAACCTGCTTGGGGTGATACTGATACAGTTAATCGTGTATCTAGGATTAAACCACTCCCCGTTCAAATCATGGGATCTTCGAACTCCCACACAGGGTATACGGGTGCGATTATCGATGCAGCATCCGAGGCTCTAAAAGTAACTGGTGGTGTTCGTCTTGAGAACGAAAGAATCAAGATCGGTGATATGGGTAATCATAACGCCAGAACAAACGTTACGGTTACATCTATAATTCAAGTTGTTGGTCCTACGTTTGGTAAGAGCGGTCCTACCGCTTACGGTCCTGGCAGAATCAGTGAAACGCACTTTGCTCCAGTGAAAGTTACTGGTAGCGTTCAAAGTGTGGGAGCAGACATGGTTCCGTTTAGCATCACCTTTGGTTCGAAGTCTGCAAAACCAGAGATTCGTAGTCTGTACGCTGGTCCTCTGGGTTACACGGGAGCAACTGGTTATAAATTAACAACCGAAAACAGA